TCCGGCAACCTCACCATCAACAAGGCGTATGTCATCACGATGGAAAAGGTGAAGACCGACAAATACTCGAACGCAGATGAGTTCAGAAAGGGACGGTTGGCAGCGTTGGGGCTTGACATCGGCAAGATTGCCAAAAGCCGTATTGAATTCGAGCTGAAGCGGCCTCCGAGTATCCAGCTCACCAAAAAAGAAGCCGCAGAACTGCTGACAGTAATCAGCGCCACACTCATAATCGAGCTCAACAAGCTCACAATGAAAGGAAACGACTGACAATGAAAAAACAGAAAAAGATTCAGACCGCCGAAAGTGACGTCCTCGCGAACGATGCGGGAAACATCTCCGTCAAGCTCGTCAGCATTACTCCCGGCATGGCCGTCGATATGCTTCGGACGAACCCCGATTGCGACGACCTCGACGAGGAGAAAATCCAGGAGTTCGCCGGGAAGATGAAGTCCGGTCTCTGGAAGACGAATGGCACGACCATCGTCATCTCCGACGACGGCACTCTCCTCGATGGCCGCCTCAGACTCTGGGCCGTCTTCGAGGCCGGTATCCCGGTCAGCTTCCTGGTCGCCGTCAATGTCGTCAGAGACAACTGAGAATCCATATCCGCAAAAAGGAACATTCTATGGGAATGCTTGAAAACATCAAGACCGGACGCGAGAACAAGCCGCCTCGCATCATGGTATACGGTCAGGAAGGCGTGGGCAAATCGACCTTCGGGGCATCTGCTCCCGACCCCGTCTTCATCCAGACCGAGGACGGCCTCGGCGAGATCGACACCAGCAAGTTCCCGCTCGCCCAGAGCGTCGGCGACGTCATCGCCGAGCTGACCGCCCTCCGCGACGAGGAACACAACTTCCGAACCGTCGTCATCGATTCGCTCGACTGGCTGGAACGCCTCATCTTCGACGAGGTGTGCAAGGAATTCGGCGTCCGCAGCATCGAAAAGGCGGATGGCGGGTACGGCAAGGGCTATGTGGATGCCCTCGTTCACTGGCGCAAAGTCCTCGCGCTCCTCGACGACCTTCGGAACAAACGCGGCATGATGGTCATCCTGCTCGCACACGCCAAGGTCGAGCGTTTCGAGGACCCGGAGAACATCGCCTACGACCGCTACGCTCCCCGCCTGCACAAACACGCCGCAAGCCTCATCTCCGAGTGGGTCGACGCCGTGCTGTTCGCAATGAAGCGCATGCGTGTCAGCAAGGACGGCGATGCCCGCGCTATCGCGTCTCCCATTGGCGCGGACGGCGGCGAACGCATCCTTCGCACGAACGGGAGCCCGGCCTGCCTCGCGAAGAACCGTTTCAGCCTGCCGAATGAAATCCCGCTTCGCTGGGACGCCTTCCTCCAGGCGTATGGAAACTCCGTTGCTCTCGCGGCCGCGGCCTCATAAAGGAGAACCACCATGTCCGAACACATCGCTGTCGCGAAGCACAACCACTTCTGCGACTTCTGCGGCGGGCTGATCCCGAAAGGGACGAAGTGCAGGATCATTCACGACGACTTCATGCCGAAGCTCGTGTACTTCGAACATCTGCACTGCCCGCCGCCCAGAGCCGTATCCGCCGAAACCATCAACCCGAAGAAACCCGTCAAAACCAACTTCAAGCCCGCAGTCTGCTGCGGCTGACAGAAAGGAATAACATCATGGCCATCCTCAATTTCAATGCCAACGAAGTCGAACCGAGCAAAGCGTTCGATCCCATCCCCGCAGGGAAATACATCGCCGTCATCACCGACTCCGAAATGAAAGACACCCGTGCCGGAACCGGACGCTACCTTCAGCTCGAATTCGAGATCACAGACGGCGAGTTCGCCGGACGCAAGGTCTGGGCTCGCCTGAACATCGAAAACAGAAATCCCGAAGCCGTCCGCATGGCCCGCGCCGACCTGTCCGCCATCTGCCGTGCAGTCAACGTCCTCACCCCCGGCGATTCCGCCGACCTCCACAACCTCCCGCTCGTCATCAAGGTCCACGTCAGGAAGGATAAGAACACCGGCGAGATCTCCAACGAAATCCGCGGGTACGAAAGCAAGGCCGCGTTCAAGCCGGAACCGAAACAGGCCGTGGCTCCGGTCTCCTCCCAGACCGCGCGTGTCCCCGCGAAGCCGCCGTGGATGTGATGGCGGTCGAACTTGAACTGCCGTGGCCGCCAAGCCTAAACCACTATTACCGGCACGTCGGTCCCCGCGTCCTCATCAGCCGCGATGGCCGTCGATACCGGGAAAGCGTGACGGCAATCACCCGGAGGACGGGGCATCCCATGTTCAGATGCCCCGTTCAAGTCGAACTGGACCTCTATCCGCCCGACAACCGCAGGCGCGACATCGACAATTCCCAGAAGAGCTTACTGGACGCGCTCACCTGCGCGGGCGTGTACGAAGATGACTCCCTCATCCATAAAATCACTGTCACCAAACGAGAACCCATGCCCCCGAACGGAATGGCATTCATAAGGATATCGGAATATGAAAAAAATCGACCGCTGCAAACAGATTGAGGCCGTGCAGCGTTTCTGCAAAGACCTGCCGGACGGAAAGGAATTCACCGTCTGCGTCCTTCTGATGAAGGGCATGAAGGAAAGCAAGGTCCGCAGGCGCATGCGCATGAAGCCGGATGCCTGGAAAGAACTCAAGGAACAGATTGCCGAGGGACTGAAGAAGGCCGGGGTACAGCTGAGGGACTGAAAAATGAACTTGCGACCCTACCAACAGGAAGCGGTCGAGGCTGTGTATGAACATCTCCGCACGAAGAAAAACAATCCCTGCGTCGTGCTTCCCACGGGCACGGGCAAAAGCCTTGTCCTGGCGCAGATCGCAAAAGACGCGGTGACGCTGTGGGGAGGCCGGGTGCTGATTCTTGCTCATGTGAAAGAGCTGCTGGAACAGAATGCGGACAAAACTCGCCGTCTCTGCCCCGACCTCCCCATCGGGATCTACTCCGCGGGACTGAACTCTCGGAACACGGACGAGCCGGTCATTGTGGCGGGCATCCAGAGCGTCTACAACAAGGCCGAATTGCTCGGAAAGTTCGATCTCATCATCGTGGATGAAGCACATTCCATTGCCCCGGAAGGAGATGGGATGTACCGGACGTTCCTGAAAGACATGCAGGAGATCAACCCGCGTGTCCGGCTCATCGGACTGACCGCGACGCCGTTCCGGCTCAAGGGCGGCCTCATCTGCAAACCCGACAATCTGCTGAATGAAATCTGCTATGAAGCCAACTTGAAGGAGATGATTCAGCAGGGGTATCTGTCACCGCTTGTGTCCCGTGCGGGACGCGCCGAGGCTGACCTTTCCAAGCTCCACATCCGTGGAGGCGAGTTCATCGGAGATGAAATCGAAGCCGCGATGGATACGGAACAACTGGTGACAGCCGCCTGCCGGGAGATCGTCGACCTGACCAAAGACCGGAAGGCCGTGCTTATTTTCACCTCGTCCGTGAAACATTGTCAGCATGTCGCCGAGGCGATTCGGGGGTACAGCGGACAGGAATGCGCAGTCGTCACTGGCGACACTCCGGCTGGCGAACGTGCCGAAATCCTCGACCGCTTCAAGGGTAAACCCGTTCCTGCAGACCTGTTCGGGACGCCGAAGCCGCCGCTGAAGTTCCTGTGCAACGTGAACGTTTTGACGACCGGCTTTGACGCCGTGAACACGGACTGCATCGTTCTGCTCCGGCCGACGAACTCGGCGGGCTTGCTGATCCAGATGGTCGGACGCGGAACACGGCTTTCGCCCGAAACCGGGAAGACCAATTGTCTTGTCCTGGACTACGGCGGGAACATCATGCGCCACGGTCCCGTGGACATGATCCGCGTGAAAGACAAGACTCCCGGCAACGGCGAGGCTCCGGCAAAGAAATGCCCGGAATGTTACGCCCTGATCCACGCGGCATACGCGAAATGCCCGGAATGCGGATACGAATTCCCTCCGTCGCAGCACTCGGACCTTACGGCTCATGCCGCCCACGACGGCATCATCTCCGGCGAGGTGTTCTTCGACGAATACGAGGTGCGGCGCACATTCTATGCAGTCCACAGGAAACGGTATGCGCCGGACGATACGCCGAGCACGATGCGGGTCGACTATGAGGTGGCATTTCAGACGTACAAGTCCGAATGGGTCTGCCCGGAACACTCCGGGTACGCACGGTCCAAGTTCGTCAAGTGGTGGAAGGAGCGGGCGCCGGAATGGTGTCCCGTGCCGCACAGTGCCGCTGAGGCTGTCCGACTGGCAAGCTCCGGCATCCTCGCTGAGCCGAAGAGAATCACCGTCCGCTCGACCGCGGGCGAGAAGTTCGAAACCATAACGAGATATGAGCTTGGCGAGCGTCCCGAACGCGAGCCGGGCGACGACACTGCGGAGGTCGTGATGTCCGGCGATCTCCACGTCGAAGACTTCGATCCGTCAGAAATTCCGTTCTGAGGTGCAAAACATGGATAAAACGTGTTTCAAATGTGGACAGATACGTCCTCTTTCCGAGTTTTACATACATCCTCAAATGGCGGATGGTCATCTTAACAAGTGCAAAGAATGTTGCCGTTCAGATGCTTTGCAAAACAGACGGCGAAAGGCAGACTATTATCGAGCTTATGACCGAAACCGTACAACACAACCGCATAGGATTGTTCTGCGCAAAGCGACATGGAGAAGACAAAAAGAAATGGAACCTGAAAAGTACAAAGCCCGTACTGCAGCGGGCAATGCTATCCGCGACGGGAGAATCCCTCGCGGAACAGAATGTTATTTCTGTGGAGGAACGGACAATCTGGAGATGCATCACCCGGATTATTCTCAGCCACTGAAAGTGTATTGGCTATGCCGAATATGCCATCGCAAACTCGACGGAATGCTAAAAGTTGGCGTTCATCACGATTAAAACAATAACCCCTCAACGGAAGGAAAACAGACATGGGCTGGGGAACTTACTACAAATACGACGGCTATCTCTCCCACATCGGGAAGAGGGACATCGACAGCAAACGCGAAGAGTGCGAGAGCATCAACGACATGATGTGGCGGGAAATCCTGGCTTACATGGCCATGACGCCTCCCGCCTACGCGAAGGACGACGAGGGGCATGAATACCCGTGGCCGGAGTTCATCGCTATGAAACTCAACGAATTCCGCGAGGAGATCGAAGAGAACAACATGCTCGTCGCCCGTCTGGATGACTGCGACGAAGCTCTGCGCGAGAACCCCGAAAACGTGACGGAGGGCTGACCTATGGCAAAAGAAAAAGACTACCGCGAACAGATCGACCGTTCCGTCAAGCGTCTGGCGAAGGCGCTGAACCTCATCGAAGCCATGCGCGACGAACTCCAGTTCGTGTTCGAGCAGACGGAGTGGAACGATGAAGTCAAGTACCAGATCGACGAGGCCGCCGCGAAGCTCGGATTCTCGCTTGCCACGCTCAGTACATGGTACGACGACGCCGAAGAATAATCAATCAACGAAAGGAACATCCATGCCGAACAAACCAGAAACCGTTTTCTACGGTGAAACCCCTGTCCGCACGTTCGTCATGAACGGCAGAACCAAGTACGCCGCGCGTGACCTGTGCGGCATCCTCGGCTATCCTGCACCCCACAAGATGCTTGCCGCCGTCAAGACGAGACCGGAATACATCGACTCGGAAACCCGTGGCGGCACCCAGAAGCTCCGCGTGGCCGAACGCAAGGACATCGAAACCGTCCTGGACCACTGCCGCCACCGCAACGTGGAGAAGCTCCGCTCCTGGCTCCGCAAAGGTACGATGCCCAACGGGAATGCCCAAATGAAGCCGAAGTGTGCGGCAGACAAGGATGACAACGTCCTGCTTGTCTTTGTGTTCGACTGAGGGGGGAGGCATGACAAACCGCGAAGAAGTCATTCGCGCGCTGCGTCTGCTGTTTGCCCCAGGGGATGTGTTCGAGATCCGTATCCTGAAAGCCGTGTCGGCGAATTACATGAGACCGCACACGGAATCCGGTTACTTCGACTTCGAGCACATCCCCCAGGCTGCCGATGCCATCGCAAAGATTCGAGCCTTCGCAGGTGCGTATGTCACGCTCAACCCCGTCGACCCCGACCTCCTGGCACGGGCGTTCAACCGGCTCGGTCCCGCCGAGCAGAATGCGACCACGGCGGACGATGACATCGTGCGCCGCCGATGGCTTCCCATCGACTGCGACGCAGTGCGGAAAAGCAACATCTCCAGTACGGACGAAGAACACAAAGCGGCTCTCGAATTAGCAGACCAGATCCGAAACGGGCTTGCCTCGGTCGGGTGGCCGCAGCCAGTAATGCTGGACTCCGGCAATGGCGCGCAGCTCCTTTACCGCATCGACCTTCCGGCGAAGGATGACGGCCTTGTCCAGAACGTCATCGCGAGCATCGCAGCCGCATCGACCGATCAGGTGCATGTCGACCTCACTGTGTTCAACCCCGCACGGATCTGGCGTTTGCCCGGCACGATGAACTGCAAGGGCGACAGCATCCCGAACCGTCCGCACCGCATGGCGAACATCGTGTCTGTGCCGGATGAGGTGCGCGAGGTCAGCCGTGAACTTCTGGTCGCCGCTGCAGGCATCGAGACCGCAGAGCCGCAGACGCACGTCGTGGCTCCGTCCGGCTCCGGCTTCGTCCTTGATGACTGGATTCTCCGTCACGGGCTCAACGTCAACAGCCCCGTTCCGTATAACGGCGGCCGCAAATGGGTGTTCAAGGTCTGCCCGTTCAACCCGCAACACACAAACGGATCTGCCGTCCTCATTGAGGAGCCATCCGGTGCCGTCGCGTTCCGCTGCCACCACAACTCGTGTTCCGGCAACGACTGGCACAGGCTCCGCGAACTGTATGAGCCGGGATGCTATGACAAACCGAAACCGCAGGAACCTGTCACCGTTGACATCAGCGGGCTTGTGAAACCGAAACCCGTCGACATCGGCGACCTCGAAAAGAAGGAGAACAGCATTGAAACGGCTGGTGACCCCGGCAAAATCAGCGAGAAGCTTCTGCACGTTCCCGGCCTCATCGATGAAATCACGGATTTCTCCATGAGCTGTGCCCCGAAACCGAACAGGCTCCTGTCGTTCTGCGGAGCTCTGTCCTGCCTGTCGCTTCTGGTCGGACGAAACGTCGCCGATACCCGGAACAACCGCGCGAACATCTACCTTATCGCGCTCGCGGGATCGGGCGTCGGCAAAGACCACCCGCGACGCATCACCAAGACCATCG